GCAACTTCTGTTGCAATTGCTGTGGCTACTTGTGCAACGGTGGTTGGGGCCTCTGTCATTAATGGAGTTGCTGTTGCTATCACAGTGGCTATTGCAGAATCTACAGTAGTAACGGCTTGCGTTACTACTGCTTGTGCCGCTACAACCTCTGGTGTTTGAGTTGTAGCGCTTACTGGGATTGCTGCTACGGCTTCTGTAACGGATGCTACCGTTGAAGTAATTGTTTGAACAACTGCTGTTGCTGTTTCTACGGCTGAGGATACATTTGATACTTCTGCTACCGCAGCCGTCGCTGCTGCTACCGCTGTATTTGCTGCTGCTACAGCAGTGTTAGACGCTGTTACTGATTCAACCGCAGTGGCTATAGTCACTGTTGCTGTATCCGATGCAGCTGCGGCTTGTGCAACTTCTGTGGTTGCGGTTGCAATGGCTGTGTTTACTGCCTGTTGTGCAGGGCTTACCACAACTTGTTCTGCAGGAGCAGGAGGCTCATTAGCATTAGCAAAGTTAGGACTAAAAAGGAAAAGCCAGCCGATTATAAAAAGGCTGGTTAAAAAATACTGTAACTTTCTAGTCAACTAGGTATCTCCTAAGTAATGCAATATTTTTGCTTACTTAGTAATTATAGCAGAATGTTAGTTTAAACTACTTAGGATTATCTGTTTTGTAAAATCCGTTACCTTTAAACTGTATTCCAAACGGAGTAAAAAATCTTGTCATTGATGACTCACATTCAACGCATGTATATCCTGGGTCATCATCTTTAATTGATCTATGTACTGACATTGTGGCATGTGCATCATCATATGAACACTTGTATTCGTATACTGGCATTACCTTCTACCCCACTTAACTTTATTCCACCCACGTTCATGAAAATAATAAAGGATAGTTTTTGTAAATACTTCAAAGCTTGCAATTGCTCCAGCTGTAACTGGTTCTTTAGTTATAGCCCAAGATATAACAAAGGTATCTGCTGTTCCAATTATACGCCATGTAATAGCCTTTAATGCTGATCTTTGTTTTGATACATTCATGCTGGCCACTCCATATTTTTAGGCCCTTTACTAATTGCATTCCAAATTTTAGATACCCATTTCTTTACGTTTTTGCGTAGCCGATATAGCATGAATGTCTGCCCCCAAATCTACTTGTTCAATCTTGTACCCTACATCTCTTCCGTATACAATATTAGTAATGTTAGGTAGTCTTAATACTAGTGCACCATCCATAAATCCATCCTTGGCAATATATTCCTTTACCTGATCAAACTTAAGTGGATCTTTTTCGCTTGTATTATATGTATTACGAACTCCAAGAAGGACTTGCTCTGTTCTTTTCCCAGCCTCTTTGTAAAGGGCGTGGTGGCCTTCGTGCCATGGTTGATAGCGACCAAGCATCAAGGTGGTAGGAGCAGACCAATCGTGTAGCTTAAATTCTTCAATTATCACAGAAGCCTTTTCATTTGGATCTAGCCTGTGATTTACAAACATCCAGTCAATCTTAGTTGGCTTTTGAAACATTTTATTAGTATCTTCAAATCTTCCCTCTTCAATTGTATCCATAAAGATAAAGATATCTGGCTTGCCAAATGCTTGTCTTGTTCCTTCTGTAGGGCAAACAAAGTCCACTATAACTGGCGCAACGCCTTGGTCAGCAATTAACCTTGCCATTGCTCCCATTCTGCGGGCCTGCTCAAGTCTGTCATCTGGAGTAAATCCAAGATCTGAATTTACTGTTGATCTAACCTCATCAGCATTAAGATGTATCGCATTGATGCGCTCTTTGAGTGCTTTTGCAAGCTCTGTTTTGCCTGAGCCTGGTAGCCCAATAATCTGAATAATCATAATACTCCTTAGTTAGTGAGCCTTTTAAACACATGCTCAGGTGCAGACTGTACGCTTCCTACATATCCCGATGTCCACCGACGTACAGAATGTTATTTAATTTTTAGGACTTTTGGTTGCTTTTCCTTTGGGATGTTTCTTACTACATTAATGTGTAGCATTCCATCCTTCAGCTCGACATTGGATACTTCCATGTATTCACTAAGCTCAAAGATTCTTGTAAACTTACGTGCAGCTATTCCTTTATGAACAACTTCTGCGTCTATTACCTCTTTGATTTCACCTGTAATCCATAGACTTCCGTCTTCAATAGATACAGTTAGATTATCTCTTGTGAATCCAGCCACTGCCAGCGAAAGCTGATAGTTATCTTCGTCTAGCTTTAACAAATCATACGGCGGGAAAGCTGTATTATTTACTTTACTTAGACTGTTAAAACGTTCCAACTCTCGGTTGAAACCAATAAAAAATGGATCCTTGAAAAGATCCATGGCGAAATTTGTTACCATTTTTGCTCCTTTTAAGCGAGTTAAATTAGTACCCCCATTTGGCAGGCACTAATATATTATATCATTTAAGCAAATAAAATTGCAACTATTTTTTTGATTTAGCCCTAGCTTTTGCTAGTGCATCAAAGTCTTTAATTTTTGTTTCTCCCATATAACCCCAAGCATGACCATCTTCAATCATCTTTTGATTAATAGATTTATCTGATCCGTCCAAGAAAACCCAACCTAAAATGCGACCAAACTTTTCAGATGAGTTCATCTTTTCTGTTTTAATAACGACAGTTTTAGCTGAGTCGATTGCATTCTTAAGATAAGCCTTGGCTTCAAGACCCAGTGCCTTTTCCATCTTGTCTGTTGTACGGCTTTCTGGGGTGTCTATACCAGCCAGTCTTACCCTTGAAGTAAATGATATATCAAATCCAAGATCGATATCTACATCAATAGTATCCCCATCTACAACCTTGCTTACTTTCTTTACATAATATTCAAACATATAGTCCTCCTTAGACCCAATACTTAATTATAGCAGTTGTGGCGAGCAAAGACCATATTATATTAAACCAAATAATTGTTGGTAATGTTTTAACTGTTGATGACCAAATTAAAGATAAACTAGTTATTAGTGCAAAGATGTATAGCCACCAAAACTGTACACCAAAAATAAGACCTGGAATAATAATTGCTGCCTTGGTCATAAAGGCAAAGAACTCTACGGTATTTGGTAGGTCCCAATAAGACTTATGCCTCATTGTCTTTAGAGCATTAATCCACTCTGTTCTAAATTTCATTTTAATCCCTCCAAAAATTTCCTGTGATCTACACATTCTGACACCTTGTGATTACGATATGTACTATAGTAGTCATACAGATCAATAGCTTTTTTGTACTCATTATAAATTTCTACGTATTCTTTGGCAAGTTCTTTATTTATTTTGTCTATAGCAGATCCTACCACAAACCAGCTCTTGGACTTCCAATACTCTCCATTGTCTAGTTTCCCTGGCATTCTGCTTTCCCAAATTTTTATCTTATTCCTTAGTTCTTCTGGGGCGTTTTCATAAGAAAATTTTTCCCAAAATGGTGTGTCTTTCCTTAAAGACATGTAGTGAAAGTATATAAAGTTAAGTATATCGTCATTCATTCTTACAATCTTTTTATTAAACTCATCTCTTATTTGCTGAGTGTTGCTAACAAATAGGCTTGGTGCGCCAAATATTTCTGTCAGCTGAACCATGCTGACCCAAAGAGAAGTTGCCTCTAGGGGCTCTACAAAGTTTGCTGCAAGCCCAACTGCAACACAGTTGTTTTGCCAAGGCTCTTCGAATGACCCTGGACTAAAACTAAATCCGCCTTTATCTTTTCTTGGATATGTTGGAACAAATCCTAGTAATTCTTCTATCTCTTCAATGGCAGATTGCTCTGATATTAAAGAAGAATCATACACATAGCCACAGCCAAATCTTGATTGTAATGGGATTTTCCACATCCAACCATATTTCATTGCAATTGCTTCTGTGTATGGAGGAATCGCATCTGTCATTTCAATAAAAAATGGGACGGCAGAATTTGTTGGTAAAAATTCCTTATAGCTTTTCCATTTTGAGTTAAATGTTTTTCCAATAATAAGCCTATGAAATCCACTGCAATCAAAAACAAAATCGGAAGGAATGCTATTTCCGTTATCAAGATCCAAGCTTGTTACATTGCTTGACTCATCTAAAGACACTTTGATTATTGTATCTTCAAAAACTTTAATTCCTCTTTCTATTCCTATCTCTTTAAGCCTTGCTGCAAGTTTTGTAGCATTAAAATGAAAAGAAACAAGACCTATCTGTTTATAGTCTGATATAGATTTTCCATCTTTATTTTTTTCAATAATGAAGGGAACTTTGTTATTTTCTGAAACTGTTTCTGTAAAGTCTACATTTTTTAAGCTATTGTTTAGTGCAATACTTGAAACGAGGATGGGGCTTGAAGACAAAAACATAGAAGAAAGTCCTTCTGTTCCAACAGTTGGGTCTGTAAAGTCAAATCCGTGGTAGTAAAAATCATCTTGGTTGTTCCATCTAGTAAACTTAATTCCATTTTTTATAGTTAAATCACAATTTTTTACTAAATCCTCTACCCCTATATCCAATGTTTTTAAGAATGCAGGAAGATACGGAGTAGATCCTTCTCCTGCACCAAGTATTCCAATATCTTTTGATTCTATTACAGTAACATTTAGTTTTGGATAATTCTTCTTTGCTGTTAAAGCAGTAAGCCATCCAGCACTACCTCCACCAACAACAACTATATTTTTATTCATGCCTGTGCTCCAGTAGAAGGGGATATCTCAATAAGATCAATATTACATCTCTGAGGCAATTTACCTACCCACAATATAGCATTTGCTATATCTTCTGCTTCCAATGCCCCATCATTATGCTGGTGGGTATTAATTGCTGCTGGACATACCTCTGTAACCTTTACCTTAAAATGAGATAGCTCTAGCCTAAATAATTTTGCAAGTCCAGATATTGATAGCTTTGAGGTAGCATAGTTTCCTCCGCCAGCATAGAAATGTTTTTTTGCAAATGAAGATATAAAAATAATGGTGGCATTGTCAGATTTTTTAAGGTTTGGTATAAAAAGTTTTGACAAATACATTGGGCCAGCAACATTAACCATATATGAATGCAAAAAGTTTTTAGGGGTTTCTGAAGATAACTGTTTAGCCCCATCAATCCCAGCGCATGAAGCATTATTTACAATTAGATCTATTGTTTCATCTTGATATTTTTTATAAAAATTACCAATACTTGTCTCATCTGACAAATCTAAGTGTTCAATTTTTATATTATCAAAATTTAAATTCTTTACTCCCTCTGGATTTCTTGATGTTCCAATAACAAAGTAACCGCTATCAGACAAGCGCTCTGCCAATAGGTTACCTACTCCTCCACCAACTCCAGTAACAATTGCTTTCTTCATAATATATCCATAACCTTACATTGGCATTAAGCAGAAAGAATTTTTGCTAATGCATTAATTGTTGCTGCAATTCTTCCGATATCACGCAACTGCTCAACCGTATAGCCTTCCTCTTTCAATGTTTCATAGTGTGCTTTAACACAAAAATGACATTTGCCAATAATTGATGATGCTAAAGAATAAGCTTCAAACCTACCCTTTGTTGTTCCACCGTGAGAGGTGATTGCATTCATTCTTAGCTGGGCTGGCAACCCCTTAAGGTTTTGATCATCTGCCATTTCAATAAATGGATACCATACATTGTTTTGAGCCATAATAGCACCAGCCGTTAAGGCTGCATTTTTTTCAACTTCATCAGTAGCGCTTGCAGTAATAAATGCAAGCAACTTAGAATTTCCAGTTGCAAAGGCTGCAGCAATTGATAAATACGTGGCATGCTCTGGTTCAATTGTTGACCTATTAATTACTGCATCTAGATTTAGCTTTATATCTTTAGCATATTCTGGAAGAGAATCTTTAAGCTGATCCACCCAATTCATTACAGCGTTTCCCCGCCCAAAGATCTATTGCAAGCGCATAGCTCTCCTGTTTGAAGTGCATCTAGAATACGCAATGTCTCGTCTGGGTTTCTTCCAACATCCAAATTGTTTACTGTTGCATGCTGAATAATATTGTCTGGATCAACAATAAAGGTGGCACGATAAGTTACTCCAGAAGAGTGGTGAACACCAAGGTCGGTTGCTAGTTGGTGTGCAGTATCTGCAAATGACCAAGAGTTTGTTTTCTTTAGGTCGTCATGAGCATTTCTCCATGCAATCTTGCAGAACTCATTGTCAACTGAACCAGTCATTAAAACTGCATCTCTATCGTTAAAGTCATTAACTAAAGCGTCATACGCAACAATTTCTGTTGGGCATACAAATGTGAAATCTTTTGGATAGAATACAATAATCTTCCATTTTCCTGGGAAAGAATCTTGATTAACTATCTCAAAAGAAGATTCATCATACGACAAAGCCCCTGGCTTAACTCCAGTAACCGCAAAGTTACCTAATCTATCTCCTACTGTTTTCATTTTTTCTCCTTATTTATAAGCGATACTTGTTGTGGTACCCCTGGCTGGAATCGAACCAGCGACCAACAGATTAGAAGTCTGTTGCTCTTCCTCTGAGCTACAGAGGTATAATTAAATTATACTATTAAAAATCAAAATCTTCAATAGCCTCTAATGGAATTATTCCCTTTTGCTTTGCTATATTATATCCTTCTTCTGTAAAGTTATATGTTACCCGAAGATTTTCATCATACTCAACCTGCATTAAATCACTATTTAATAGATCTATTAGTTCGGATTCTACATAATGCTCATGAGCTTCCCACAAATCTGGTGCAAGTAATGGAGTTACATTTTCATTTAACTCAAAAATTGCTTCTCCGTCTTTTGAGAATCCAACAATTTTAATTGCACCAATATCTAGATAATGCTGAATCTTAATCATTAGATCTTCTTCATCTTCTTCATCAAATGGTTTTGACATTGCTACCTTTCTGTGCAACAAGTAGGACTTGAACCTACGATTACCGAATTATGAGTTCGGGGCTTTAACCAACTAAGCTATTGTTGCTTAGCCTAATTATATTATTTAGTTACCGATTTTGTCAATAGACTGCTCTACTATTTGTTGAACATACTCTGAAAAATGTTTTCTTATGCTGCCAGGCGGTCTCTTGCCAATATCAGACCACACTCTTTTATATTCATGAATGTTGTCAAATGTTGTTGGGCATACAAGTATGCCATCATAATCCTTTAGTCTTGTTGGCAAAGGAACATGCTTGCTGCAGCACTTGCACTCTTTAGCTTTTTCTTGATATATACTCATAGTATTTCCATTCCACTTAATGCATCAGAAAGATCCCTAGGCATTGCTGAAGGTGCCTTAATTAAATTCGGGCTTTCTTGTGTTAAACTTTCTCTATATTGTTTTTTTACAGAAGCATAGTCATGAACCTCAATGTCTCCAAAAGCTTCTCTTGTTAAACTAATCGCATTATATATTGAACCACAAACAGCATCGGCTAAGTCTTTAGAGCCTTTTCTTGGGTGGTCAACTTTATCACGCATAATTCTTAACTCTAATAATTCATCTACAAGCAATGGTATATGAGGTCCATTTAATCTTTCTTCTAAAACTACCATAGCCATGTCATCGTAATGTTTTTTTGCAACAGATAAAGTTTGAGTATTTATTCCATACTGCTTGAGCTGCTGCATCATGTCGTGAGAGTTCCATCTATCAAATGTGCATATCTTAATATTAAATCCCCTGGATCTAAGAGACAGAATATAATCTCTTACTTCAGCAAAATCCACTGACTTGTCTGAAGTAGGTGTCCAGTACATAACAGCATCCACCTTAACAATTGGTGCTGGCTGAGAGTAAGTATCAGTAACTTTTACACTAACAAACTTTTCAATGTGGGCCATAGATACAGCACAATGGTCATGTTTTTGAGCTAAGTCAACGTGTATGTAGTAATCTTTATCTTCTTCTGGCAAGAACCAATCTTCAAATCTTCCAAAGCCATCAACTGCTATAGATAGATCTTTAAATGCCATCTCAATCTTCTCACGAGATTTAAAGAAAGCATCAATTGCTTCTGGTGGCATACATGCAAATCTTCCCAGAGCATCTGTTACGTCTCTGTAGAATGCAATTTTAAAATCTTCTATACTTCTTGTTGGATTAACTTCCCAGGTGGGCCTACGTATTGCGTAGACTCTTGGATACTTGTAAGAAATAATTTGATCTTCATCCCAAAATATATCAAACTCATTACCTACTGTATTTTCTGGAAGGTCTGGATCTAGTTTAAATCTATGTGATCTTGATATAACTTCTTTTTCTGAAATAATTTCGTCATATCTTTGCTGAATATAGTCATTCTTAAAACGTGGAAATGAAAGAAGAATTACTTTGCCGTAATCTGGGAAACGAGAATCTACAGATGCCCTATACATATCATAGATGCCACTTGCTGTTTTTGCCTGATCATGTCCGCTTGTACTGTCTAAAGCAAAACCAGAAATTTCATCAAGCACTGCGACAAGAACGTTATAGCCTTCAAAAGCTTCTCTTTCTGAGTGTCCAGAGTAAACTGTAACATTCTTATCAAACTTTATCTCTGAAGCTTTTTCAAAATACTTACCTACAAACCAGGGTGAGTGTGTTACCCTATTCTTGAATCCTTTAAAGAATACATTGTTTGCTTGCTGGGCATTTATAGCAATATTGATAATATCAATTGAATCACCTGGTGGCTTACCATAATAGGATGCTGGATCTTTAAGGCATAGTAGAAGATAAACAATATAAGCAACAGATATGGTAGAGCAATAATCTTTTCCACTACCCTTACCTAATTGAGCTACAACTTCATTGCATGTCTGTTTATATCTTAAAGAACCTTCCTTTTCACCAAAAAGTTTAATTAGAGTTGACTCTTTATAAATCTGAGAAGATTTTTCAATTAAAGTATACTGATTTTCTGACAACTCAGGAAGACCTAAATAATTTTTGTCTGTTACAAATGTTCTTAGATCGACAGGTCTTTCTTCAAACTCTTCTCCATCAAGTATATCAATGAGGTCATCAAAATTAAATTCCACTGACTTCCTCAATAATCTCTATCGGCTCAACAATTCCAGTAATTTGTGATAAACGTTTAGCCACTTCCATCTTACACTTAGGACATGTTGCAGTAACTTCTTTTAGAATCTTAACTAGAACTTCTTGTTTTCTTTCCGCCTCAGCTATCTGTCCTGCCATCTCTGCGTTGTCAAGCAAACCGACTTCTTGTAACATTCCAATTCTTTTGCCCTCAATGTCAGCGATTAGCTTAAGTGCACCAGATTTAACACTAAGCTGACCTGCTTGATCAGCGTCTTCAACTGTTTTCCATGCTTCTTTTATCAGCATTGCATAGTGTTGGTCAGCTCCAGAGATAGCCTCCTTAGCACGTTCACGGGCTGATGTATCGTTGTGGACAACACTCTTCCACTCATCTATTAGCTCAATGACTTCTGCCCTCTTAAGACCAGTAAGGGTAGCAATCTGTGTAGGGCTGTTGCCCCTAAGTAGTTCTTCAACTACTTTATTCATACGATCAAAATGATCAGCTAGTTCAATTTCCATATAAATACATTATACTTCTAGTCGACTGAAATAGCAAATTCCTTAGCAACTTTGAGTAATATTAAATATCCAATAAGGTCATCAATATCATTATCCCCTGGATATTCTTCTCCCTTAATTAATCTATTTAATTTATCATCAATTCTGACGTATAGCTGCTCTCTTGGACCTGCCTTGGAAAATATACGAACTGGATCTAGGGCTGAATTTCCATATGAAATATTTTTCTTTATAAGCATATGAGCAATATCAAGGCATGTTGATAGAATTTCTTTACCAGCTTCTGTCCCTACTGTAAGCAAATAAAGGTCATCGTATTTAAATACTTTTGAATCCTCAAAAACTGGTGAAGGTGTCATTTAATTAAACCCTTTTCTTTTAATGCTCTATATATGGTCATAACTGTTACGCCACATTCCTGTGCAATTTCTTCCATACTTTTCCTTTGAACAACGTATCTCCTATGTAGCCAATCTTTATTTTTATACATTTTCACAGATGATCCCATCTAAAATGTTTTCTGTAAGATTCTAAATCAATGACAGTTGGATCAACCCACCAGTCTTCTGATTCAGTTCTAGCAACAATTGAATACCCAAGTGAGTCTAGTATCTCTCTCTGAACATCTCTCATAGCAACATTACGCCAGTACAT